CGTCTTGAAGCGTTGTGTCAGCTTCCGGCGGCAAGAACCCCGCCGGCCACCGAATGAAACGAATCGGCATTCCCCATGCGTCGATGAACTCGGGCATCCCGTCGTTATCGTAGTCGCCAATCTCGCTCTCGTGGAACTGCTCAATCGCTCCAGGAATCGCCGACACGATCATGTACAAGCATTCGGCAGCGGCGTGCGCGGTGGTAGCGGTCTTCGTGTTGTTGAAAATCCTCTCGTATCGTCCACTCAAAGATGTGAGGCGACTCGCTGTGCGTGTTTCAGTGACCCATTCGCCAGTCTCAATGTTTCTGTATCTGACGATTGCAGTTCCTTCTGGGTACAGGTAGATCGGGCCTCGCGTGATGTCCAGATATCGGTCGGGCATTTCGAGTCGCATCAGGTCGCGAAGTGCATTGATGCGGTACTTTGCATTCCTCTTTGATCTTTCAATAAGATACGCCTGCTTCTGGGCTTGGGTGTACGTGCCGAAGTCCGATGGGAGTGACCGGTCCAACTTGATCGGCAGCCGTCGCGCCCGGTACTCGTCAACCTTCTTGGCGATGATCCAATGCAACTTCGTAATCGTCGCTCTGGTCGCATCCTTCCGAGCCGATTCCCGCGCCGACGAAATAGCCAGCATTGAGATGCTAGCCAGAATTCCGATGATCGTGACGGACACCATCAAATCAATCAGAGTGAATCCGCGTCGTTTCATCTTTCCGTTCCTTTCGCTTCATGGCCACGATTAGAGCCACCGTGGAAACAATCGCGCCTGCAGCGCACACGTAACCGATTCGGACTTCCGGGTCAGCCTGACACCCACGCACCAACAGCCAGAGCCCGAACAGAATGCCCGAGCCAGCGGATAGAATAATCTGCCACATGGTTTGCTCCTTGGACTTCACCCTAACCTCCCTATCCAAAGAAGGCAACCCCCCAAAGGGACGCGCACGGTGCGCCTTTTGGAATCGGGACTCCGGCAAATTTAGCTGGTTATTCCACCTATCTGCTATAATGCCAGACATTTAACACAGGAGGGAGCCATGCGCGTCTCACACCAACCTTCGGGCACGGCAGTCGGAATGGCCGCCTACACAGCGGGTCTCGGGCGGGGGAGAGAACGGCGTCGGAAGGAGATTCTGGACCTGCTGGAATTGACCCAGCGGGGGAACATCTACCGGCAACCTCGGGGCGGACGGGCATTCGTCCAGCAGGGAACGTGGAAAGACCAGCTCGAAGACCCGTTCAAGACACCCAAGGAGAAGATGCAGATTCGGGCGCAGCGGGAAGCGAACGCCCGGGCGCAGAGGATGGGCGAATCGATTCCGTTTCCCGACGCCGAACAGCAATTCATTCCGGCGCCCACCGAACAGGAAAAACGCTGGGAGCACGAAGAACAGGTTGCCCAGCGCAATCGCCAGTGGAGGCTTCAAGATCAAGCCGCCGCGAGTGCGCGATCCGCGAAAGAACAAGCGGACGCCGACACGCTTAGCATCTTCAAGACAAACTTCACGAGTCTCAAGAAGGAATTCGACGCCATAGGGGCTGGTGGAGTGGAGTGGGCCGATCCGGCAAGAAGGAAGAAATACTACGAGATAAAACGTGGTCTTGCTGCGGGAGAGCGGGACCAGGAAGGCGATAGGCAATTCTATCCCCTGGAATACTACCAGACGGCAATCGAAAAGATGACCGGATTCCTGGAGACCCATGACCCATCCCACATCAAAAGACAGTCCCCGTTGGATGCTCTTTCCGGGAGTCTGGTTACGTTCGACGAAGGCACGGGACAATTCAGGGAGCCACGCGCTGGAGATCGCCCCAGCCATACATTCATCAATGGACAACTGCGAGCGATTCCGAAAACCGCCGAACAGGAATCCGCCGCGAAAGCACAAGCCGAAGCAGCCAGGCAGCGCGAGAAGCTAAACTCGCTGGCGATGGCGATCATGAAGGAAGAAGATCCTGTTACCGAGGACAAGAAGTTTCCCGACTACGATGATGCCCTGTCCGAAGCCAAACGGCGTCTTGGAATACACGATGAAAGGTACGAAGAAGGTCTTTACGATTCCGGCAGGCCGCACCACCCCAACCCAATTAGGACTGGTCAGGACTCGCCAGCCAACGATGACGAATTGATCGACACGGTAGTGGACGTTCCGGATGATCCTGGTTTGCCTAGCGAGATGCCTGCCGGCGACGGATCGATTCGATTGGAAACGCTGGAAGACCTTGAGAATCCGACGGCCCAGCGAGGCTCGAATGATCCGAATTGGGAACAGCATTTCCCGATGGACGAAGAGCGCCATCAACGGGAACAGGTTATCCAGCAGCCGGACGAAACGAAGGGCATCCCCTTCAACGACCTGGACGCCATCAGCAAAGTCCCGTTTGGCAAGCAATTCACGCTGGAAAACGGGCAGCCGCAAGTCAAACTTTACGGCTCGGACTACGTTGACGCGGGGCGTCTTGAACGGCACGGCATCGGCCGCATGATTCAGGGAAAGGGACGCCGATATATGAAGTCCAAGTACGGCGTATTGCCGTTCATCCAGAACGAGCAAGATTTCGTCGGTTATGGGCTGACACGCGGGGACTACTTCATCGGCAAGGACAAGAAGGTTCACCAGTACAATGGCTGATTGGCTCCAGAGACATCCGGTCGTGGCGGATATCGGACTGATCGGGGCGCAGGAAACGGTCGGGCAGGTCGCCAAGGGCTGGCTTGATACGCATCCCGTCGTGGATGACACTCCTGTTCTTGATTCCGACACGTGGATTCGCGAGAAGGCTAAAGCCGACCGGCAAACGATCAAACAACGCCAGCAGCAGAGACTGTTCGCCGACTCCGACGAAATAGCGCGGTACAGCGGCAAGCTCGACCCCCGCGACATCAAGACCCACAATCGGGAAATGGACTTCGAGCAGGAATTCCCCGGGGAGAAATTCACCGAAGAACGAAAGTCTCGATACCTCAGCATCCGTGATGCATATTCTCAGGCGGAAAACCTGGGAACAGAGTCCGATCTGGAGAAAATGCCCAAGGCGCAGCGAGAGGAAGTCGAATCCGCATTCAATGACCTCTACCGAACTGGCGAACCGCCAAAGACCCAAGCGTCACGGTGGGCCTACGATCATCTGTATTCGAATCTGGACGTTACCTCTGGGAGTGATGAGAAGGTTGACGAATCAGTGCGCAGGCTGACTGCGCAGGCCAATAAGATGTTTCCCGGCGCGGACCTAACCGAGGACGACACGCGAAAGCTCCATGGAAAAGCTGATCGTCAATTGTCGAGCGAATACGCCAGGATGGTGACTGCCGGAACGCCGTTTTACGACCTTGAAGTCACGCTAGCGCAGGGTGGCCGCATGATTGCCAGCCCGATTGCACGCGCTCTGGGATGGTCGGAGCAAGCGAACACGATGAATCGCTATGCCGACGAGTTGGCGTCCGCCGCCGCCGCGCAAGACGTGGAAGGTGGGATGCCGCCGATTCTGCGGAGAGGATTAAGGGGCGCTGGCAGCACGTTGCCCAATATGGTTGTGGCGGGACGGGCGGGAGGACCGTATGCCGCGATTGCCGTGGCTGCTGCTGGGGAGGCGGACGCGGCGTACACCCGCGCTCTGGACAAGGGGATGGAACAAGGCGACGCCGCGAAATACGCCCTGACTCAAGGAATGATCGAAGCGGCCCCGGCAATCGTCATGCAGAGACTTGGCCTTGGTGGATTCGAGTCGATTGCATCACAAGGAGGAAAACAGGCGGTCGTTCATGGAATAGGAGAAGGATTGAAGCGGGCTGGCATTTCCATGCTTCAAGAATTGCCGGAAGAAATCGTTACAGAACTTGGCCACAACGTAGCGGATAAACTCTCCGGAATTGACCCGAAGGCGACCGACAAGGCCGTGTTGCGTCAGGTGGTTGCGGACACTACGGTTCAAACCCTGATTACGGGTGGATTGCTGAATGCGGCCCATGTCGGCCAGGCGGCAATAGACGCCAGGACTGAACAAGCAGCCAAATCTGCTCTCCTGCAAGAGTTGCGGGAGATTCGCTCCAAGGGATGGGTCTCGGTGGAAGAGGGCAAGGGCAAGGAATTGGGCCTCTCCGAAGAGGAGATGACGAATCGGGCCAGCCGGAAAGCGGCGGTGGACAAACGCATTCAACAAATTGAACAGGAGATTCGAGATGCCGAAGAAACTGCACGACAAGCTCAAGCGCCAAGCGAAGAAGAAGGGCTTGAAGGGGAAGCGGGCGGACAAGTACGTGTACGGGACGTTGGAGAAGCGGAAGAAGAAGTAGTCCGGACTGCCAATGAACCGGTAACAGACTTGGGCCGTGCATTGCTTCCGTACTCAGAAACAGACGCGATGGCGAGGTATATCCTCTCCTACGAAGGCCAGGAAGGATTTGAGAAAGCCGCTGAGAAATATCTGAGTACGCACGCATCAGAAGAGACTCCAGCAGCTCCTCAATTACCGGATACGCGAGGCCAAGGCGTACAGTATCACGGAGCTCGTGGCGAAGTATCGCTGGACGATGAAGGGTACGCCAACGAGGACAATATCTATGGCAGCTTCAACACGTTTTACACGACCGACGCCATAGATGTGGCGCAAGGATATGGACGCAAGCAGCCAAACGCAAAAGTATACCGAGTCACCGAGAAGCAGCCTGTCAAGTTCTATAATATGGAGCAGCCGATTGAAAGTCGCGAGCGATTCAAGGAACTGTTCGGAACAAATCACCGTGGCGATATGCACGACATTGTTTCGGACGTTCTGCAATCCTTGGCTGACGACGGAATTACTAACCCGTCCTTACGCCGCGTCATGGATGAGATACGAGCAGAAAGCCGAAGCTACGGCATGTCCAAGTCAGCGGTTCAGGAGCTATTCGATGCGGCCACATACAATCTGTCCAACGAAGGATTCGGCGGCATGACGCACATTGGTGGCAGATTGACGCAGCAGCCAGAACATACTGTCAAGATTTACTTTGATCCAGTCAACCAGATTGAACTCCAGGAAACAGAATTACCAACAGAAGCCCCAGAATCGCCCGTAACGCCACCAACTGAACCGGCGTTCAGTGAGGCACAAGAAGCCCCGGAGACGCAGGAGACGCCGCCACAGGAGCCGGAATCGGCACAAAAGGCACAACCCACACGATCCAAAACCGAATTCGAGGCAATGAAGCCCCGCGAACTGGGGGAACTAACAGGAACCAAGTGGGTTGGCGTGAAGAAATCCGTCCTGGTTGACAGGGCGATGGAGAGTCAGGAGACTCCACCGGAGGAGCCGGATTTCGGGAAAGACCCGTCGTCCGGCGTGGGCATCGCTGCAACCGTTCCGATCGCTCCCCGTGGCGGAATTGGGCGCTCCGTCAAAAACACCTTCCAGAAGTTCTTCACGTCTCGTGGCGAATTGCCCGCCGACGTCTACGACGCCAAGGTTCGCAAGGAAGGGCGTGTGGCCAAGGAAATGAATGCGCTCCGGTTCGCCGCCACGGACTTCCGGAGGGGAATTCGCCAAGCGTTGGGAGGCAAGGAACTGTCCCAAGCCGACGTGGAGAAGATGAATTCCGTATTGCGCGGTGAAGCCGACATGGCGACCGTGCCGGAGGAAGTGCGAACCCCGTTGCAGGCCATGCGGGACCACATCGATTCCCTGTCCCGACAACTGATTGCCGAGGGTGTGGCGCAAGGCGACCTGGTGGGAATCATCTCCGAAAACCTGGGCGTCTACGCGACTCGCTCCTACCGGGTATTCGATGACCCGAAGTGGCGAGACAAGGTTCCCTACGGAGTGAGAAACAAGGCGATTGGGGCTATTCGTAACATGTATCCCGAGGCATCCGACGCCGAAGTCCAAGGGGTTCTGGAATCGCTTCTGTTCCGGGGGGCTGCCGAGTCTCCAGCGACTTTACTGAAAGGCTCGAAGCTGGGCAGTAAAGACATGAGCGTGTTCATGCGGCGCAAGGAAGTGCCCGAATGGCTACGGGACTTGTGGGGCGAGTACAAGGATGCAGGAGTGAATTACGCGCGAAGCGTATTCAAGATGTCCCACCTATTGGCGAATCAGCAGTTCTTGAACGAAGTGCGAGAAATAGGGATGGGAAAGTGGCTTCGCACACAAGAAGAAGGCCCCGTTGTCAATGAGTACGGTGAAGTCATCACGCCGATCGCGGCCGAGGGCAGTTCCGTGATGGCTCCGCTCAACGGGCTCTACACGACTCCGGAACTCAAGGCGGCGTTCGAGCGATTCAATTCACCGCAATCCATGCCGGTTCCATTACGAATCTTCATGTCGGTGAACTACGCCGTCAAGTATGGAAAGACGGTCGGGTCCATGATGACCCACATTCGGAACCTGATCTCCAACACTGGTTTCGCGGTGGCGAACGGACACTGGAGGCTTGACAAAGCAGGAAAGGCGTTGTGGGCCACGGCTACGGGGACGTTTCAGCTATCGAACGAGGAATTCCGGTCCTACTACAAACGTCTCGCTGAATTGGGGGTCGTGGGAGAAGACGTTCGGGCTGGTGAGTTGAAGGATGCTTTGCGGGACGCCTCCCAGGCGGACATCGACGAATTCCTCTACAACCGAGAAGCCCGCCACGCGAAGAAGATCACCAAAGCGGGACGGGCGGGATACCGATTCCTCAACGCCTTGTATCAGGCTGAGGACGGTGTTTGGAAAATCTACGCATGGGAAAACGAAAAGGCGCGATACTCCAAGGCCCATCCGGAATGGTCGGAACAACAGGTGGAAGAACACGCCGCCAAGATCGTTCGGGACACGTATCCCACCTATAGTAAGATTCCCAAGGCTGTCAAGGCGCTTCGCCGGTTCCCTCTGTTCGGTACGTTCGTCAGCTTTCCCGCCGAAGTAGTTCGCACTCAATTCAACACGATCAGTCTCGGCATCCAAGAGATGCAGGCCCCGGAAACCCGCGCGATGGGAGCCCAACGGCTTGCCGGAACCGCTATCGCCTTGGGGGGATTGTCCGCCTTGTCGCGAGGAATGATGGCGCTGTTTGGAATCGGCGACGACGAGGATGACGACCTTCGGTGGTTCGTTCCCCCGTGGCAGGAGAATAGCCGATTCGTTTACACGTCCAAGCCCGAAAAGGCGACGTACCGCTTCGTGGACTTGGGCTACTCCGATCCCCATGCCTACTTGACGGATTCCGCCATGGCTTTCATGCGCGGTGATGACTGGAAAGAAAGCCTGTGGAACGCGCTTACGGAATTCCTGCGTCCGTTCGCTTCGGAAGAGATTCTGGCGAAAGCCTTGATGGACCTTCGCAGCAATGAAGACCAGAAAATCTACAACCCCAAGGACACGCCCGGAGAACAGGCCAAGGACATGATTTGGCACATGTGGTCCAAGGCGCTGGAGCCGGGAACCATTTCGTCAATGCGGCGCATCCACGAAGCAGTGACGGGAACCAATCCGAACCGCGACCTCCAAACGGAAGTGCTGGCGCTCACAACGGGACAGCGGCTCCAGAAAATCGACGTCGAGCATTCACTGGGATTCCGGGTCAGGGAATTCGCACGTGGGTTGACTGACATTCAGAGAATCGTCCGCAAAACGGCCACGTCACGAGGAACGGCCACGGGAGAAATGGTGGCGACGGACTTGGCGAGAATGGAAAAGGTGCGCATGGCGGAATTCGCGGAGATGCAAAGGATCATCGGCGCCGCGCGGCGGCTCGGCGTGCCCGAGAGCAACATTCGCACTCTGCTGAAAGACAACCTTCCCAACGAGATTGCCGAACAGTTGATGACTGGAGATTACTCCCCCTACGAAATGACCCCGCAGACCGTCCAGCAGATGCTCAAAGCACGTCCGGAGGAATTCCAGGAACGATTCGCGGGCTGGCACGGCGAGAACCTACCGGAAGCCATAAAGCGATTCGCCTTGCCGAAAGTGGGAGGTTTGCCGGTCTCGCGTCCAGCCGACCCCGACAAAGCCGAGGCATATGACAGGAAGATTGCGACCGCCAAGGAAACGCTTGATGCTCTTGGCGTCTCCCACTCCCAGGCCCAACAACTCCTCGTGGAATACTGCACCAGCAAAGGCTCCTCACACAAGACATACGTCAAGCGAGCAATAGCCTTGGCGAAACTCTACGGCCACTCGAAGGAGGAATGGCTGGAGTTCTATCAGAATCCGGAATTCAAGTCGTGGCGTGCTAAGTGGATTCGGGACCACAGGAAGAAGCGTTGACGTTCTCCGCCACGTCCGGAAATTCACCTTCTTTCGGCAACCTCACCAAATCCGGACGGATGTTGCGTTCATCCCCTTCGAACAGGACGACCACCTTGTCGTCTCTCATTTCCAGGAAATGCGCGGCCCGGTCCTTGTTCCGCCAGTGAATCACCACCTTCTGGCCGTGTTCGGCTCCGGGGAACGAATACGCGGGTTCCTCCCCTTTGAGTTGTGCTCCATCCCGTAGCGCCAAGGCAACCACCGTCGCCAGTTGGGTTGGGGTCATTCCGTTGCCCGTCGCTCCCAATCGGGAAAGCGCGCTCGCCATGTCGTGATGCGCTCGCTTTACGGAATCGGGCAATTCGGGCGGTGCTTCTCCCGGTTGGGTTCTCAGCCCAAGACAAGTGCGCAGATAGGCGGCGTCCATTTGGCCGGAATCGGGATCGTCGGGAATTTGGTAATCCATGTGGGCCTCACAATTTCAATAGGAATTGGTTGGGGTGCCGATTCGGAAGAGCTTGATGACTCCATCGGCGCCGGTGGTTGACTTCACGTACAGGTTTCCGATGCCGGGACCGAAGGTTTCACTTCCTCCGTCCGTCAGTTCGTATTTCTCGTCTTCGATGCTGTTGTCGCATGTGATCGTGCCCGACAACGTAGACAGCCACGCCGACAAAGCGGATTGCGCATCGTCATTCCCGGCCGCATCCTTGCCCGTGTGGGTGAGTTTGTACGCATATCGCACGTCCAGCGGCAAGGTAATTTCCGTTGCTGCGGTCAGGGCGAACATTCCGAAAACGTCTTCTTTCGCGAAAGACATTGGCGTCTCATTTTTTAAAAAGGCGTGGGGCGGCGCGGGGCCGCCCAACGCCAATGGGTTTACGCCTTCAGTTGCACGAGTCGCACGTACTCGACGTACAACGCCGAAGCAGAACCGCCGGCAACACCGTCCTTCAAGTGGAAGAATGGCGTCAGGCCGACGTCGTTCGGAACGTTTCCGGTGTCTCCGATCGTAACCGTGTCCGTCAGAGCGGTTCCGTTAACGTAGAACGTCAGGGTCGTCACACCATCGAAATAGATGCCGAGCTTGAGAGCGGTGTTGGCGGCAACCGTCGCGGCATTGCCCTTGACTTCGGTTGCCGTTCCGCTCTGATTCGTCTCCGTGTCAAGCTCCGTCTCGGTGGCGAGCAAGGTGCGGAAGTAGAATCCGTCGTCGATGCTTTCGGCTCCGGTGGCGTCCACCGTAACGTCATCAGCATTGGCGGCTCCCAGCCCGAGCATGAAATACTTGTCCGTCACGCTCGCGGGGATGATCTTCGTTTCGAACCACATCTTCAAGCCGGAATTCTCGGTGATCTTCACCGGGCAACCAGCTCCGCCAAGTCCGGTCAGCTTGACCGTCGCATAGTCGTACTGCGCCGAGCCGTCCGTGGAGAGCGTCAGGTATCCGCCGACACCGGGCGTGTTTGCGGTGACGGCGTCGCCAACGGCAATCGAACCGTTGGTGTTCGTGCCGGCGATCCATCCATGGGCTCCGTCGACTCCGTGCTCCGTGCCCTGGAATTCGTAGATGAACGCCTTGCTCATCCAGTCGGGGTCCGCCTTGCTGGGACAGCCCGCCCAGAATCCGCTCGCCGGGCCGGAAGTCAACCGCGTTCCATCCCATGTCATGGCGACGTCGGAGCCATCGCCGAACGTCAGAACGTCGTTGTCGCCGAAGAGCATGTCCACGTCTTCGAGCTGAAGACGGGAATTCCCAACGTCCAACAGGACGTACTTACTTGAAGAACCAAGGAACATTTTCACATCGATGTCGGTAGTCCCGTCACCGATGTTGATGGCCCCTGTGTCGTCTGTCTTTGGTTTGATGACGAGCGTTTGGCCGGAAACCAAATCCAGCGATTCGCCGTTGAGAACCAGCGCGTCTCGAAGCAGACGCAGAATGTTGGAAGAACTCATTGAAATATCCCTTTACATTTGGTGATGGTCCGATTAGCAAAAGCCCGGCCGCATCTTCGGCCGTGAAAACCGGCATCCATGAACCCCCGGCGGTCGCTACGGACCACCGGGGGCGTGAGGCCCACGCGAGGTGGACGGTTAAACGTCGACGTTGTAGGCGCCTATGGCCCACCAGTCCAAATAACTGGCGTGCGCCGTGGTGTCTTGCGTCTCGTTCTTCGTCAGGAAGCACAGCGTCAGTTCTTCGTCCGTCGGGAATGCCGTTCCAGCGGCGATGATCGCGTCCGTGACGGCGGTGTCGTAGCTGATTTCCACGCCATCCACGAAGAATTTCAGCTTTCCGTTCGCTTCGGCGAGCGGATCGTAGAGGATGCCCAGCTTCATCCAGGTGTCCGCCACGGCGGTGGCGGCGTTATCCGTCACCTGGACCGCACTTCCACTGCCGATGGAGTAGAGCGCGTCTACTTCATCGTTGCTTCCCTGGAGCGCGCCGAAGCCCACGAAGTCCTTGGCTATCAGGGCGTGCGTCTCCGACACCATGGCGTCCGCGCCGCTGATTGCGGGCTCCGCCAAACCGAAATAGAACCCGGTATGCGCATCGGTGACGGTCGTTCGCTTCATGCGGCATTCCGCAGCAACGACGCACCGGTGTCCCACTGTGTTGTCGATGCGGACGAGACCGGCCGTTCCATCCCCAAGCTCCAGGTGGCCTTCGTCGTCTTCGGCGTCATTGCCGGCGATTTGAACGACGCCCCACTCTTCTTCACTCGTGTCGAGAGTGGCGTAAGGCGCGATGGTGACTCCGGTGTCCTGGTAGGTGTAATACCCGTCCTGGTCCGTTGCCGACGTCATCGTCGGGAACTTGACAAAGTCATCGAAATGGAACAGCATCCGGGACGGATCGCTGAAATTGCCGCCGATGAATTGGTACGCCTGCCAAATGGCGGGGCTCAGTCCGCGGCCGACTGCGCCCTCAGCGGAAAGTCGTGTGGTACCCATGTTTATGAGTCTCCTTGTTTTTGGATTGATTCAGTCAGTTACGCCGGGTCGGACTTCGCCGCCACGCCCGACCGCCGGGGGTCGACGCAGAGGAAGTTGTACGTCAGGTCGGTGAAGCAGTTCCACGTGTTGTGGGACTCGCCCTGGGTCGGGCCGCTTTCCCGGAGGTAATCGCCCTTGAGGCAGACCGGGTAGAACGTCGAATGATCCACGACGTAGACCGGGTCGGACGTCGAATCGTCGTCCAACTGCGGGATGTAGATGATGGGGTAGCCCGCGATGTAGGCCGCTCCATCGAACATCGCCAGATCCTTGCCGAGATTCGAGTTGTGGCTGCGAACCACGTCCTCGAATGCGGTCATGGTTTCCTCGTTGCAGTACAGCCGGTAGCGATCCCGAATCTGGCCCCGGTAGTCCGGATGCGAAACCGGGCTGACGAAACGGCACTTGCGGAACATCGTCCGCAGCTTCTTCACCAGGTCGTTGTCGCTGACGGCAGCGTACGTGAGCGAGTAGTTCTTGAAATGCGGAACGCTGGTCGGATTGACGCCGCCCTTCGTGGTGTGGCCGCTGGGGGCCGCGCCGGTGAAACCGTCCGTCGCGTTGTACGTAATCCAGTACTTCAGCGCCCACGGGTTGACGTTGTCGTCCGCGCCGGGCGCCGAGCCGAATCCCAGCTCTTCGATCTCTTCCACCAACCCCAACAGCGAAGCGATTCGCCGGGGCTTGATGATGTTGAGAATCAGGTCCTGGCCCGAGTTCATCAGGACATCCGTTTGGTAGACGATGCCCCAATCGGTCTGGGCGTGAACCCATTCGACGGACATGGTCGTCAGGACGTCCATGATGTTCACGGCGTCGGGCTGGAGGAATCCGACGTGCTTGGCGGCGGCGCGATTCAGCTTGTTCATCAGCGTCCGCTGAATCTTGTAGCCGCTGGAGAACATCACCTTGTCCCGCTTGAACCAACGGGAGAAGACTTCGTAGAACGGAAGATTCTGCGCGATTTGCTGGAATCGCAGCCGTCCTTCCGAGACTCTGGTTGTGGCCACTACATCGGGGATGTCGGCCGGTTGAATGGTTGCCATTGAGGAGGTCTCCTATCAGATATCTCCGTCGAATTCGTCCGCGTCGGGGTTCATGTCCAGCGAATAGCCCTTCTTCTTGAGCATGGCGTTCACGTCGGACAGAACCCTTTCGTTCTGGCTTTTTGGTGGAGTGTTCCGCTGAGTCGGACGACTGGCGGTGACTCCGGCCCGAGACGATTTGCCGTCGGAATTCCCGGAGATGGTTTGTTGAAACTTGTCGGGGTAGCGCTGAAACAGAGCGAATTGCACCTCTTGTTCGAGGGTCATAGGCGCTCTGCCCTGGCTGGCGTTGACTTCTCGAACCGCTTGCACGGTGTCGAATAGCAGTTTCCGGTGGTTGAACGCGGTCATCGCGGCGGGGTCGAATTGGCCTGCGCGGTCCAAGTCTCTTCCGCTGCCCTCACCGAATACGTCTTTCCAGTCACCGAGACTCTGAACGGCCTCATCGAACTGAATCTCTTCGTTCTGCTCTTGCTGAAGGGCGAGCGATTCGTCGCGCCGCTTCAGTTCGGCCCGAAGGGATTCCAGCTCTTTCTGTTGACTCGCTTGACTCGCGCCAACGGATTGGTAGTGCTCGTTCATCTGACGAAGCACGTCCTGCAAGTCCTCGTCCACGCCCTCCAATTCGGGCAACTGGAACGGTTGGACTTCCGTAGGCTCCGCTGGAGCTTCCTGCGCGGGTTCGGCGGGACTGGATTCCGTGCGCCGATACAACCCTTGCGCCGAAGACTGGGCGGGTTGAGCGGTCAACTGTCGGCCTAGCAACTTGACGGCGCTAAACAAGGATTCCGGGGTTTGGAATCCGGCCGATTGCGCCGCAGAGGCATCGGTGAATCCCGCCATTTGCAGCAATTGCGGCGGGAACTCAGGGGTTTCCGGTTCTTGCTCGGGAATTGGCTCCGAGACGGTCTCGCCTGCGTCCTGAACCGGTTCGGACGTGGCGGTGTTCTCCGGCGCTTCGCCGGGTTCCTCTTTCGAGGGTATTTCGTTCACGATATCGGATTCCAGCGTCGCGCTCGCCGGCTCCGACTGTTTTCCCTTCTCTCCGCCCAATCCCATGGGCGTGCCGTCGTCATTCTGGTTCGCGCCGTCTGGTCCGTCCGCGAAGTTGTCCAGAATCTCGTCGTCGCTTCCAGAGAAATCCTGGGCGTTCAGGGAAGTAGGGGATTCAGTACTCATCGTTCAGCCTCACAAAAAAAGAACGGGATAGCCATGCGCTGACGCACAACCATCCCGTTAGAGGCTGTCGACGATGAACGGGAATTCGACGCTTCCGGGGATCAAATCCAGAAGCTGCCTGTCCGTTCAGGCTGTGCGTGAGGGCACAGCCATCCCTGATGTCAAGTGGTTACTCAGTATCCTCTGCGTAAAACAAAATCTTGTCCGTGCAACATTGCAAGTGCGTGCGTAGCGGCGAGTCCAGGAATTCGCGCTTGCGGTCCACTGGCACTAACGCACAAAACAACCGTTCTCCGCTGTAGAACCTTGCATCAACAAAGCTATGCTGATCTGTTAGCAGCAGTGTCCTTGTTCCTTGGTTCTCTTTCTTGGCGTTCTCCTCAGCCATCAACGTGCCCATCATGCACGCCTTTGCATTGGCGACATTGCACGCCGCCTGCGAGAACTTCAAGGCGTCATTCGCCTCATTGGCTTTTTCCGCCTTCTCAATCAACGCCTTCACGGCATTGGCTACATCGATAATCCACATTGGGTTTTACCTCCAATAGAAAGGAAAGAAACACTGGGCGAATTCCAAGATGGTGGCCCACGTTGTGTCCAGAAATGGTGCTGCCTTACAGGTTGCGTTCACGCCATGGAACCCTCCGATATTACCGATACTTCGACATGACCATGCGCACTTCCTCCCCCCAGATTTCATCGTCTGTTGCTTGACATTGCTCGGCGAATCGCTTCATATGCTCGCGGCGTCTGAGTCGAATCGCCTCGGCAATCTCTTGCTTCTCGGCGTCCGTCATCCCGTGTTCTCCGCCTTTCTGCCTGGAAGCCATCTCCAGTCCTCATCAGCTCTCATCACGATCGGCTCTCCAGTAAATGGAGAATACAGCCCTTGAATACTGACCTGTCCTGGCTGTAACGACACCAGCATCGCTTCCTCAAGTGACTGAACTAACGTCTCGTCGTCCATTGACGCCGCCAGGTCAACCGTTAGCGTAACGAATCCACACTCGTACAGTCCTCTGCTATCACTTACGCGACCGTCAATCCAAATCTCAATCCATCTCGTATCGCATCTATCTGCCTGAATCGTGATGTCATACCGAGCGCTCCCCTTGTCTGCGTATCTCAGATTTCGATATGTGGCGTGATTTGCCCTCCATCCGTTTCTGGATCGAGCCTTCACCAACTGCTCTATGCGACGCATTTCCCGAATGCACGCGTCTGCCGGCGTGAGCACTCTCGTTCGCTGGCTCGACAAGAGCTTGTCGCCATCTTGCCCGTTCACGTTCCGCCATGGCAGAAACACGGACACGCACGCACCTATCGCCGCTTTCAGCATGGATCGTCGGTTCATCCCGTATTCTCCGCTGTCGGTCGAATATCGTACTTGTCCAATACGTCCGCCGCGACGTGCGCAGGAACTTCCTCGGGCATGGACTCCAATTCCTTGATCGCCCTTCGCACCCTTCCGCGTCCCTCTTGAATCTCGTCGTTGCGTCTCCGGCCGCTGTTCTGGAACCGCCCGAATTCGTCCGTGTGCCCGAATCCGTCCCTGCCGGTTTTCATCCCCAATGCCGTGGCCAAAGCGGAGTGCTGCTTCGTGCTCGTAATCTCAGGGCGTCCCTCCCGGTCGAAGTCAACGAATAAACCCTGTCTCCGTAGTTGCTCCTGGACTTCGGGGACTTCACTCGGATCAACCGCCATGGAGGTTGATTTGTACGGAAACATCGAATGACCGACCACTGCGCTGGGGCGCTCCACCTCGACGACTTTCTCTCCGTCGTGGCGCAAGTATTTCGCCCCGGACTTTCCCGTCCGTGTGTGGCCGATGTTGGCTTGAATAGCCGTCATCGCCTTTCGCATTTCGTCGGTGATTCCGCTCATGACTCTCCGTTACCCTGTGACAACATCATCTCCAGCGCCTGCTGGCCCGGCCCTTCCGTCGGCCCTCCTCCGCTGGAAACATTCCTTCGGATGTACTCGTGAGGCATTCCCGTGTTCGCGCTGGGCATTCGGTCCATCGGGGCGGCCGTAATCGGCTCACCCGACGAACGAATCAACTCGGACAGCTCCGTCAACCCGGTATACCGAGTCACCAAGCGCCACATCGCTTCGGTGTCCAATTCGTCCCCGACTTGCGCAAAGAGCATCTTGGCTTGTGCTATCTGCATCGCCCGGGGAATCAGGTCCATGATCATCCGAAGCCTGTGAGCCGGAGTCCGGTTGTGAATGCTGAACGGGTCCACCTCGAACTCGAACTCGAAGAACTCCCGCGTTCTCCTGTCCGGTCCCCACTCGACGGGAATTTCCCAATCCGTCCCTTCCAGGCGTTTGACGAACTTTCTGGTTCCATTCGGGTCGCTGTAGGTGTACCACGCCAGATCCGTTACGACTCTCTGGAGGAATCCGGTGAACTTGTCTGACAATTCGTCTATGAGGCTGTTCGCCCCGGCGACTTCCATCTCTTGTTGCGCGGCCGTTTCCGCGCTGCTCGACAATCCTCCAATCGCGTCGATGTTTCCAGCCAGCCAGGAGTACAGGCTAATCAACCCTTGAGTGAAGGCGTAGGACTGCTGGTCGATTCCACCAGAACGAATCTCGGCTGTGTTCTTCGGGTCTTGCAGGATGATTACCTCTCCATCCTTGCAGTCCTGAATCGTGTTGTCGTCTCCTGAGTTTTGCGCGGAAGGGGTAACTGCTTGGTTCGTCTTCTGCCTGTCGAGCTGGTCTCCCAGCTTCCGAATGGCTCGATTCAACAGTTTCGCAAGGCTCTCCAAATGCCCGCCCGGAGAGACGGGCATGATGTTTCCTGGAATGGGGTCGAAACACAACAAGTGATAGGGGCCGTTTTCCGGTCCTTCCCACTTGACTACCCGGAGAGGTTGCCCTTTCCCATCCGGAATCGTAATCAACAACCCTTCACGCGGGAGCCAGATATCCCAGACGGTGACGTACTGTCTCAAGTCGTCCCGGAATACCGAATCCTGCACGCCCATCCGTTGGACGCTTTCCTCTCCAGGACTTTGCCGCAGGTCTTCGTCCTGACGGGATTCCTTCGTGTCCAACGTGGCTACCGCTTCCTGGTTCCACATTGGGTTGTTCAACAGATCGTCAAGAGGAAGACGGTATCTATCTCCACACCAGTCAATCTCTTCCCAGCGCTTTGCATTCGTGTCGTAAGCGAAATTCTCCAACAACACTGGATCGCAGAACGGTTGTTCCGCGTCGTGAAGGAACCCCAGAGATTCGTTCATCCCCTTGGAGGTGACGGCAATCTTGACGATTCCCACACTCTCCAATCCCTGGTGGACGACTTCCTTCAAGGAATCTTTCAGGTTGATTTCCCGGAACAGTTGTTCGCACGCCAGGGACAATTCGTACGCTTCGGACCGCGCCTTGGGGGACCGGGCCCTTACGTTCACCCGGGGATCTCCGCTAATCAGTCTCCTCTGGTAGATCCTCAGCGCAAGGTTGTAGACGTTCAGGGGCGTGTCTACTTCCTCTTCGTTGGTTCCGTACCCATGTCCCGAATAGAGCGCCTGACGTTCCTTGTTCTGCTTCCGGAAGTCCTCCATCTCCTTTTCGGCCATGGCAATCTGGTCGTGGAGACGCTTGACGAATTCCTGCGTCAGTGGCCCTTTCTCCGGTTGCGCAACGGGCTCGCCGAGGCGTTCCGGTAGCGGAAGCCCCATTCCTACGGCGGCAGGCACGCCGCCTCCAAGGATTGGGTACGTGGCAACCATCAATTGGCGTCCCTTCGGCGAGGCTCGTACATCGAGCCCATCTGCGTGGAATGCTGTTCGTCGAGGGTTTCTTCGTCCAAGGGGGAGTCAAGTGGTTCAGGGACGAGCATGTCGTTCTCGTCCCAAACCATCGCCTCCATTTCATCCCTGACGAGATCGTCGTTCGAGCTGGCATCCCTCGCAGCCTCTCGGACGCGGCGGGGTGCGCTCATGTTACGACTCCTTGGGAATCGAGCCCGAAACACCCGCTGACGACGCGCTGCCGTGTCCAAAGTTCTTCGGCGGCTCGCTCCCGGCGTCCTTCGGCGCGCCCTGTTCGGGCTCCACGGAAGCGAGTTTCTTCTCGACGGCCTTTCCGGCTTGGTTCTTCATCGAATCGGTCTCCCTAATTGGAACACAGCCCCTATTCCTACCTTGAGAATGCAGATTTTCCGTACGCCGTCTACGGATTTTTCCGGACTTGTTCCCAGAAGAGGGGGAATAGGAAAGAGAGGTGCAGTCACCAAAGTGTCAAATGACACTCCGGTTTGGCCCGGCGAGTCGGTAGGAAAAGCAAAGGCCCAAATGGTACTTTGCTCTAGTCAAATGCCTAGAAAACAAGGGGTTTCAATATCAACTCATTTGCGTCCGAATCCGATGCACACCCATGCTTGGCCAATATGCACGGCGCTGTATGGACTGATTTCCAAACCCCATTTCCCTGTCCAAGCGTCTCTCCAACAGACGTTGATTCCGAATAATCTTATGTGCGAACGGTTAATCGTGAACAACCATTTCATTTGGTTTTCCTCTCCATGAAATCACCACATCCGTCATTCGGAAACACTACTGGAAACTTGCGCATGCCTTCTGGGGAAGGTGAATGACGCCTGCACTCACCACACCCGCCATTGTTCAATGTTCTCTGATCGCAAGGATCTGGCGTTACCGGTTCTCCATGTTTCCACCAGGAATAGAAGCAATTTTCGCACATTCCAGGATGGTCAACCACCAGCGTTTTTCCTACCGATTCACTAGACATGGCCACCTCCTCGAAGGCATTAGCGAATATGAAATCGGGAATCGTCACTGTATACCCGTGCAATCGCTCGTCCATGCAGGACAATTCATACCAGTAGGCACGTCCAGGAAGCGAGTCACGTATACGTTTTACTTGACATGTCACTGAATGATCGTCCTTCAAGCGATATTCAGTGTCGCTCGTCACGTCTTTCCATTTTGGCAATTCTGTCTCGTCCATCGTCTCTCCTTTACCAATTCGATTTCCGCTTCATCGCCCCACGCTCTTTCAGGTACTGCGCCCTCCTCCAAGCGGCTGAATTCTTGGGAACTTCGTCTTCCCGGACGTTCATCACGTTGATGTTCTTGCGTTTCTGTAATCCGCTGTACTGATCCCCGAACGTCAAGGATACGTGCCAAGATAGTGCATCAGCGACGACACGGTCGCCATGCGCCGCCCCGGCGCCGCTGGCGTCCTTCTTGTTCTTCTCCGCCACGTGGAATGGTTCGCCGTCCTGTCCGCGTTCATATTGGCGCAGTTCCTCGATCGCGTCTTTGTCGGGGTTGTCGAAATTTCCCTCTAGAAGGGCTTGACGGTAGGGGCCTAACAGAGCGCTCTTGGGTTGCGTCCAGTATCCCGGTTTGCCGGTGTCCCGGTCATGAAGCATCGCATCCTTGGGTTTCCTTCGGTAATAGTTGTGGAAATTACTGCGCTCGACTTGCACCTGGAATTCCTTCCCACCAGGCCCGTTCGCCTCCCAAGCCAAGAAAGCAGGATCGCTCTTGTAGTCCACGAACCATCTGCACAGGGCTATTGCCAAATTGGCCAATTCGTACGGAAGAATCGCGGGAGAAGCAAACGCCAGAACCTTTCTTCCGGTTCGCCTGTTCCGAACCGTAATGGCTGAATTGCTGCTCCCGTCCCCTCCACCGCCGGCGGCGATGTCACAAGCCAAGACATACTCGCCCATCGGAGGTCTGCGCCTGAGGTCCAATTCCTCCCACAGCTTGAATCTCCCGTCAGGAGCATCGCTCCAGCTTCCCGTGAGGGTTTCCACGTCGACGAAGAATTCCCCCAACACCCGGGGAGGCACGCACTGATTCAGAAGCCGGTTCACCAGCGCGTCGGCAAAGTACCTTGAGACAGATGACCCGAAGTTCATATCGTACTCTTGCGCCATCAAGATCGAGTCGGCGCCCTGCCGGAGGCTTTCTTCGTCGTACCACTCCGAGCGGAATTGGTCCGAGGTGAGATCGTAACCTCTCTCATTCAGTCGCGTCTTGAGGCGTTCCCAATACTCATGATTCAGGTATTTCTCGGGAAGCGGCCCGTACTTCGCTTCATCCACGGGGACGGGTTTCCCCTTGACGATTCGGTACAAACCGCGATTCTGGGTTGGGTTGTCCCACCACGCCAGCGTGAGGAGCGGTTCGTCAATTGTCTTGTCGTGGACGATCCCTGCAAATACGCCGGCCATTCCGAATGGGGTTGACAGACACCCGCGGCATCGAGTGACCGGCTGGGTGGAGGCCATGGCGGCTTCATCTTGAGGGCGAGGATGCTTTGCGTGTTCGTCCATGAAGAACACCAAAGCCCGCCCACCCGTGGCCACGTTGGGAGTACAGGCGAAGAACGCGATAACCGTTTCACCATCAGTTCGGGTGAATGTGTGCTCGGTTTTGTTGCGGTTCCAGTCCTTTCGCTTCTTCCCCACCATCCATTCGGGCAGTCTGTCCAGCAGCCAGTCCAGCTTGGCGCCTATACTGTTCATGTCGCCCGGTTTATCCGCAGCGTCCATGTCCTTGCTGACGAAGTTGATTACGGCCCCACGCCGGAATAGCCACAACCAAACGGCTATGAGAACCATCAGCCAGGTAGCGCCTTGGGCGCGAGACTTCACCAGCCGGAAGTCCCGCTTGCCGAGAACCTTGAGGATATGGTTCACGACCGGTATCTGATGCGGCCAGGGGAGGAATTGGACCTTCGTGTCCATGTCCTCGATGTCCACGTCATCGTCCAGAATGCGCGTCTCATGGACGTAAGCGAACCCCTTCGCCCAATACCAGAAGGACTTTCTGCACTGTTCCCGAATCAGATTCCGAAACTTCCCGACATTGGGGTGATTTTGAGAAGCCAGCCTGAGAGTTTCCGCCCGCCACTCGGCATTCTTCTCGGGATCGTCTGGTACTATGAGGGGGTTGTATTGGTAATCCGTCACGATAACTCCGTTGCCTCACCTCGCGCGCATTTACTGTATTAGATCTAATCGGCCCTTCAGGTATTCCTTTACAGAACATCGACGGCCACTGCGGTGATTTGTCACCATGCCGTTCTGTTCCTGGACAGTGCGAATCTTCTCTGCACGGTCAGAATCGCCCACCTGTTTCCGCCGGTGACAATTCCGTTCTCTTCGTGATCGTTGGTCTGCTGCCACCTGAAGCCGCGCAGCGAGAATGGCGCGTGCCTCAGCCTTATTGGCTGCTTGACTCCGCTCTGACTCAATCCGCACAACAATTCCAGTTGGAACATGTCGCAACACAACGGCGGTGTCCGTTTTATTGCGATGCTGCCCACCGGGACCGCTGCCTCTCGTTGTAGTTTCATAAATATCACGGGAATCCAGTCGTATTGCATCGCGTGCCGGGGACTCAAGGATAGCGACTGTAATTGTAGACGACTGACGTCTTCCGCGTTTCTCTGTTGGCGGCACACGCTGCCACCTATGCACACCAGCCTCGGGCGAAAACCGCTCCATAGCGTTATGTCCTTCGATCTTCAACACGACAAGAGCACTCGTATCACTAATTATAGAGCAGTCAAAGACACCACTGTCGGGCGGCCCGGCTGTAGATACCAACCATTTTGTCAACAAGCAACTTGGCATCATCGCCACCTTGGCCAGGTCTCAATTCTACAAAACACACTTCTTTCATCGCATGTCTCCTTTTCTTACAACAAATCCTTCAGTTCAATCTCAATCGCCTTGCAGAATCGCAACATGCTAGCCAGGGTGGGATTCTTCCCATGAAGGAACGCATTCACTGACGCCCTGGCCGATTTCTTGGGGTAGCCCATCCTCTCCCCAATCTGCTGATAGGTGAGGCCGGACTTCTTCGCTGCGCGCTCGGCGTTCTTGAGGAATCTCTTTATTGTCATGATATCAGCTTAGCATTCCAGAACGAAATAGTCAAGATATATATTGACATCGCGCGAGGCCAGGTGTAGACTGACAGCATGACGTTTCTCTTGAAGAAGGAGCATAGCATGAAGAATCTGTTTGCACTACTTCTCGTCTTGGTGCTTTCCACCTCAGCCCTGGCGTGGGAGCGCTACAGCACGAATTCCCTGGGGAATCGCTATGGAGCCGGAAGCCCTTATGGGGCGATGAACCAGTACCGTCAGAGCCACTACAGCAATTCGTCCTGGCGGAATCCCTACGCCACCAACGCGCCGCGAATCTACCACCGGGGGAATTACCTTGGGCGGTGGAGTGCGAATCGGTACGACACCGAGTCGATATCGAATCCCTACGGATATGGGAGCCCGTATCAATCCGTTTATTCATGGTAGGCTTCTGTCCTGCGCGGCTAGGGTCGCACCCGAAAGCCGGAATACCTTGCCGGTTGCCGCGCGGTTTTTTCCAAGGCCAGAAAAGGAACTGGACATGAAACTGCAACCCCAACCTCTCTCAAGAGAAGAAGCCAAAGCCCTGCTGGACGCCTGCTCGAATACCACTGCCGGAATTCGGGACAAGGCCGTCTTCGCCACCCTGTACCGGGGCGGAACCCGAATCAGCGCTACCTTGATGATTCGTCCATCCGACATCGATTGGGACAGGCAGCTAATCCACATCAACGTCGACAAGGGCGGAAAGGGCAGAACGATCGCGATTGATTCGGGACTACTGGACATTCTCAGGGCGTGGGCCGAACGCAGGAAGTCTCTTGGAGTGAATGGGCATCATCCGTTCTTCTGCGTCACGCACAAGGATTCGTTGGGGAATCAACTCGATTCGAGCCACTACCGGCACAAGATTCAGAGGCTCCGCAGGAAAGCGGGAATCGAGCGGCGGTGTCACTGTCACGGATTGAGGCACACCGCCGCGAGCGAATTGCTCGA